AGTCCAGCGGCCCGGTCGCCGCCGCGCGCAGTTCGTCGGCCACTCCGCGCAACGCGTCCTGCGTGGCACGCGCTTCGTCGGCATAGGCCCCAAGCCCGAGATCGGGAATGCGGTAGTCCCGCTCGAATCCTCGCGTGAACGCCTCGGCCGCCCGGCCGCCGGCATCGCGTGCCGCGCCCGCGAACCGGGCCTCAAAACCGCCAAGGCTGACATTGTCCAGCGCCCCGATGCGCAGCCCGCCATCGCCCACGGCCCATGCGGGCAATGCGGCGAGCACGGTGTTGATCCCTGCGATGAAGCGGTTCACGCGTCCGATCACCGCGTTCAGCATCCGCTCCACGCCGCGCACCATGGCATTGGCCGCACCGGTCACGACCTCACCCAGTACCGCCGGCAGATCGGACCAGATCGCGCGCGTGGCCGCGAACGCCCCGCGCCAGGTGTTGATGATCAGCGACGCCCCGCGCGCGACCGCGTCAAGGCTGGCCTGCACGCCGTCCGCGACACTGGCCCGGATCCCTGCCCATGCGGCCGCCACCGTCGCCCCGAGCGCCTGTGCGCCGGTGCCCATGCGGTCCCAGACCTCCGCGGCCACGCCGCGCATGAGATCGAGGGCGTCGGAGAAACTCCCCGCCGCCGCGACCAGCCGGCCGAAGCGCAGGATCAGCTCCTGCGCGCCGATCACCAGCGCCACAAAGGGCAGCCGGATCAGCGCCCCGCGCAGCAGCGCCAGCGCCGTGGCCAGCCCGCGCACGCTGACGGCCGCAACTGCCAGCCCGGCAACAAAGCGCCCGGCCACAAGCGCCGCAACCGCTGCAAGCGTGGCTGCCAGCCGGTCGAGATTGCCCAGAACAAGCTCTATGGCACGGCCCACGGGGCCGCTGCGCTCCGCGAGTGCCGCCATCGCATCGGCCACGGCCTCGAGCGCCGGGGCCGCCGCGACCGCGAGCTGGTTGGCCAGCCCACGCCAGATCAGCCCCAGCCGCGAGATCGCATCATTGGTCCGTTCGATCTGTGCGGCGTCCTGCGCGGAAACCACGACCCCGAAGGCGCGCACGTCTTTCGTCGCCTGGCGCAGCGTACCGCTGTCGATCCGGCCCATGGCGATGGAGCCTTCCTCGCCGAAGAGCTGGCCCGCCACCGCGGCGCGCTCGGCCGCCCGCACGAAGGCTTCGATGGCGGCGTTGATCGCACCGACGCGCTCGTCCAGCGGCAGCGCGATCAGCTCGGTGGCCGACAGCCCCAGCCGGTCCAGCGCGTCGGCGGCGGGGCCGGTCCCGGCCGCGGCCTGGCTGAGACGGCGCGTCAGATCCTTGGTGGCCTGCTCGATGCCCGACATCGACACGCCCGCCAGCTCGCCCGCGCGCTCCAGCGTCTGGATCGAGGCGACAGTGGTGCCCAGCGACTGCGCCAGCTTGGCCTGACTGTCGACGATCTGCAGCCCGCTGCGGATCATCGCCGTGGCCGCAGCCCCCACGGCCGCAGCCCCTGCCGCGGCGGAAATGCGCAGCCGGCGAAAGAACCGGTCGGCGCGGGCATTGGCGGCTTCCATTTCCGAGCTCAGCCGCTGGAAGGCGGTGGCGCCGTCCGTGCCGATCCCCTTGAGTTCCGCGCGCACCTGCCGGCCGCCCTCGGCGGCCAGCCGCACCGTCACCTGTTTGGACGCGCTGGTCATTGGGACTCCGATCCCTGTTTCTCTGCTTTTATGGCGTGTCGTTTTACTGCGGGCGCTGCGCCCGGATCTGCGCGTTGATCGCGCGCACCATCGCCGCCTCGATCACCGGCAGAAGCTCCACCGCGGCCCTCGGGTCGAGCCCGCCGGCCGTGGCCATGGCCAGCACCGCGCCCATGTCCCAGCCGAGCACCGCCCCGTCCGCAACGCGCAGCTGGCCGGTGGCCCGGCATGCAAGGTCCCAGGCCAGTGTGCCCTCGCGCGTCAGCGGCGCGTTTTGCCGCGCCGGGCAGGCTTGGCAGATGTGCGGGCAGTTGTTGCAGTATTGCGCGCCCCCGCCGAAGTGCCACTCGGCGAGGGCGCTGAGGCGTTTTTTTCCTGCTCCAGATGCAGGCCCGGCGCCACGTAGCGCAGCTGGAACGCCTCGAAGATCGGCACGATCTCGAGCAGCGCGTCGAGCCCTTCGGGGGTGAGTTCGGCCGGGGCGTCGTCGGCATCATGAACCCCGGCCCAGTCATCCACGGCCACGCGCGCCAGCGCCTTGGCCAGCGCGATGCCGCGCGCATTGGCGCTGGCACCCTCGGGCAGATCCGCAAGTATCGGTCCCTCGCGCGCACGGTTCATCAGCGAGGTGGTGATCGGTGCCACGCGCAGCTGCACGCCGTGGCCGAGATCGAGCCAGTCAGGGGACGCGTTCAGGTCGAGACGGATCATCAGGGGGCTCCATGGGTTGGGACATCGTTGAGAAGCGCGACCTCGAGCATCACGCCGGTCGCATCTGCGGCGGCGCGCCAGTCGAAACTCGCCTCGACCCCGGCCGGGCCGGTGATCGAATATTTGGGTTTGGGCAGGTAGACCCGCGGCAGCGTGAAGGTCAGCGCATAGCCCTCGGCCATCGCGAAGCCGTAGACCAGCGCGACCGGATCGCCGCTGGCGGCCTCGGCCATCAGCGTCTGGCCATCGAAGCGCACGGTCAGCGATCCCTCGCAGGTGGCGAGGGTGGGATCCGCGCCATCGATGCGGCCATCCTCGCGAATGGACCGCACCCGCTCGATGCCGTTGGAGAAGGTCAGCGATCCGGCGGTGACACCCGCCAGCGGTGATCCTGCCCGCGCGATGCGGCCGCGCCCCTGGCTGAAGCGGCGCAGCGCAAAGGCGGCAGGGCTCGCGTCCAGCGTGGTGCTTGCGGTCTCCTCGCCCTGCGCCACAACCGAGACCGTGGCGTTCGCCGGCCCTTCCTGGCCCATCTGAAACGACAGCTCCTCCAGCACCGCGCCTGCATGGCGAAAGAAGACCGGGGTGGTGAGCTTCGGGTGACCGATCTCGATCAGGAAGGACGGGATGCTGTCCGCCCCGCTGCGCCAGACATGGCGATAGCCGCCGCCGGTGAGCGTGGGGGCGGACCGCTGCGCGGCCGAGGCGTCAATGGTGACCGCGTTGCCGTCCGGGCCGGTGGTGTCATGGGTGATCACCAGCGCCGTGTCGTCCTCCACGGTGTAGCTCGCCACGGAGATGGCGGGATCGCTCGCGGCGTTGAGATCCGCGGCCAGTGCGGTGAGCGTATCGGCGAGCGTGGCGCCGATCTCCGTCTCGTCGCCGGCCGCAACCCCCGCAACAAGGGTCCAGATCACGCCGTTCAGCGTGAGCGTGTCGCCCGGCGCGGGATTGTCCGCAAAGGTGATCCGCCCCGTTGCCGCCTGCGGCGTGGTCTGGGGATCGCCAAACAGCGCCGTCATCCACCAGCCGGTGCCCTGCAGATCGAACGGGATCTCCAGCTGGCCCTCGTCGGTGACCAGCCCGCGATACGGGTCCTGCGCATTGCGCCCGCGCCCCAGAAGCGGGTCGTCGCCGAGCGGGATGCTCGCCGACAGATCCGCCGTCTTGAAATCGAGCGTGCGCACCGGGCCGGTGGTGGCCCCGCCATAATCCGTCTCGCGCACGGCCCTGAGTGTGGCATCGGCGCCATAGGCGCGTTGCTTGCCCATGTCATGTCTCCTGTGATGTTCGAAAATCCACGCCCTTCCGGCGTTCTCACCCGCTCAGCGGATCGCTGACCTGGTATTCCAGCGTGACCGCCAGTGCGGCGGCCAGAAACGGCGCGCCGCCCTCCACCGGGACCGGCTGCAGTTCCGGGGCGGAGGGCGTCATCAGCTCGACCCGCCCGCCGAGGCTGTCGTCATGCGCCAGCGCGGCCCCGATGCGGGCGAGCAGCGCGTCGAGCGCCGCCTCCGCCGCGCCCGGCGGCATGAACGCCTCGATCTCCACCCGGTGGCGATAGTAGGCCCGCCACGGACTCAGCGTCACATCCGGCTCACCCGGATTGCCGTCGCGCACGATCACCAGCCCCTCGGGCGGCACCCGTTCGGGCAGCGTCGCGTTCCGTCGGACCTCGGCGCCAGCGCGCGCGGTCAGCTGCGCCGTCAGCGCAGCGA